ATACGTTGAATGTTTTTCCAAATGTTAGGAATTCCGTTTCTGTTTCCTTCACCTTTAATAAAAAATGATGCCTCGCTCATACTCCCAAACTCCACTATTTCGCCAGTTTTAATACTTATGCCATAGACGGGTATTCTAGTTTTTTCGGCAGTAGTTCTTCCTGCTTTACTACACTCTTCTTTTGAAAACTTATGTCTTTCTGTTGCTGTCCATTTTGTTGGTTTTGATCTAAACAAATACCATCCATTCGCTTGTAGTTTTTTATCATTGGGACTTTTGAGTGATTGATACAAACTATTGTTATACTTACGATTTCCAGTTATTTCTTCTGCCGCATCTGCTTGCGACTTCCACATCTTTTTACTTCCTAATGTTGGGTTGATGCCATATATTGCTCCACGAACATTTACTCTATTTTCTATCACTTTAGGTTGCTCACCTTTCAGTGCCCATCTATACCCATATGCTTGAAAAGTCTTACCTTTGATACAATAGTTAATAGGACTTTTTGCTTTTTTATTTCCAACACCATCAGCAGCAAGTCCTACACTGTCGTAGTCTCTAACCCATTCACCTTCTAATGTATAACAACTCACAGGTTTGGAATGTGGATGATTTGCCCAATGTTTTTTTGGTTTTTTTACACCATCACCGCCCAATGTAATGTTATATCCATTTTTACCATAAGCATCAAGTTTGTTTATCCAAAAGGTTTCACGTTCATTAACACTATTGTCGCTACATTCTTCCAACACTCTAAACTTAAAGTTGTCTGCTCCATACTTACATATTGCGCTAACAATGGGCATAGAGTGAATGGAACTATTCTCTGCTACTTTATTCTTACTTCTTGCGTTCTGTAGGTGTTGCTTCCACCTATCATATGGGTTAGGTAGTGTAGTCTTACCAACATAAAGTTTGTCATTTTCAAGGTTGGTGATAGTGTAGATGTATGCCATTAGAATGATGAAAAATATGTCTGCGTTATTTATATTTGAGTGTTGAAATATATCATTCTCAATAAACTAACTCTTATTGAGAATGGTATAATACCTTATAAACCCTTTGAGGTCTTTTATACTTTATAATATCTTATAAATGCTTCTGGACCTTGTTATCTAAGCGAGCATAACATAAGGAACGCACTTTTGTCAAGTATCCGGGGACGCCCCGGAGTTCAAAAACCCTTATAAGACCTTTACGAAATACATAGGGTTTCTTATAAATACCCCACAGGACTTGACACCAACTCCCTGTTATCCTACAATAAGCACACAACACTCAAGGAGCGCACTTATGTCAGTTTCTTATCAGCAAGCACAGAAAGTTCGTTATAGGGTAACATTGGACCTGGAGGTCTTCAGTGATATGAACCCACACGAAATTGACTGGACAAAGTTATTCAAACTGGAACCTGCCGAAAGTGTTGATGTTTATGTAGAAGATTTGAGTGCTCCTAACTCTTACTTCTCATAACAGATAAGATACAGAATGCCCCGGAGAGGCACCCAGAAGCGTCTATAATGCCCCTAAAACCCCCTGAACGACTATCAGGTCATTTGAGGGGTTTTTTAGTATCTTTGAGCATATTTGGTTCTTTATTCTTACCCCTTGACAATCTTATTGTTTTTCTGTTAGAATACCTTTGTTGGGTTTGAAGATAAGGAATAGCTTTAAGATCTTATAAGTGATAAGAATAAGAAACAAAATAGAATTAATGCTGTAAGCATATTCACGACTGTAAGGAGTGAATGTGTTAAGAACTGTGTGGGACACATGAGTTGACTTATATGGGACACATAGGGTATAATATGTTATTCCTATATGGGACACATAGATTATGCCTTTTACCAACAAATATCCTCATATGGGACACACAGAAAGAGTGAGAATACCACAGAACTGTGTGTCCCATATAGAAACAGTTCTTTCACATTATGACAGAATATGTGGGACACATGGAATAGAATATCTCCGCAACCTTCAAGATAAGATAGAGCAGGGACTTGATAATATAACATAAGACCCCCTACAGATAAAGTTACTCACCTTGAAAGTGTTCCAATAGTATGAGGGCGCCACGGTCGCAACGGTCACCACCCTCACACTAATCCTTTGCTTTTGATTGACACAATGTTCGCAACTTCTTTCCCCCCGATCAATGCCCTGATGGACACTATGGGTTCCATTGATTATAAGAAACACTTCCACACTTTTATGGATGCTGTAGAGATTGCTTGTGCTTTTATCGCAGTGATTGCTACTCTTATCGCTGAAAAGTGGGTTGAGAATGATATGACTGAGCGCACACAAATCGCTGCTCTCAACGCATACACTTGGTCTAAGGATGTTGCTGTGCCTGCTGTTAAGAACGCTGCACAGAACACTTATACCTTCGGTGTGAAAGTGCGTGAGGTTTATAACATTCTCACTGCTCGCCAGTTCGTAACCCTTTGAGTTCATAACCCCAGTTATATCAAGGGGTTTGAGTTATGTTAACAAAACCCCCTAAATATTGGGCAGTTATGTTAACAAAACTATGAGACCCCTAAAGTATGCTCATTTGGGAGAAATGAGACTTCAAAGAGTACCAAATCGAGTCTCCACTATTTTACCAAAACTCCAAGATGTTATGGAGAGACTGGAAGAAACTGGTAGAGACTCTGTTGATATTCTTGTGTCTTTTTTGGACCAAATTGATGATACTTTTGACTAACAGTTCAACACACAAACTCCCTTCTAAAATGCTTGAGATTCTTCTTACTTCTGTGGTCATTGGATCTACTGAAATCGCACCTAATGTTCTGCAGGTAGAGTATCTTACTCCCAGCAGTCAAGTGGTTACTGTGCTGGACAATGTGGAACTGAAAGGTAACACGAATCTTCTGGATGTGGACTGAATTAAAGTTGCTCACCTCCAAAGTGTCCCAATAGTATGACCACTGAAACCAAAATGACCACCACTCTTCAAACCAACGTGCCCGACACTTCTTATAACGGTTGGGAGAATTATGAGACCTGGAATGTTGCTCTCTGGATCCAGAATGATGAGGGTCTGTATAACCTTGCCCGTGAGGCAGGTTCTTATCAAGATTTCGTCGAACTTGTGAGTGAGTTTATGACTCAAACTCCTGATGGTGTTTCGTTCACTGACCCTGCTCTGAATGTGATCGAACTGAATAGCGACGTGTTCGACTTCTAAGTTATACAAACTCCTGTCGCATTGAGTATAAACTAGGCACCACACAGTTTCTAACACTTTTCTTGAGCATTATGTCCAAGTCCGTTATTCTTTCTCTGCTGTCTAAGGGTAACACTGGCGACGAAATCCTTTCCATTCTCGATGTTATCGTCGCTGATATTGAGCAGGAGAATATTGATAGCGTCGCGGAGGTGTTTGCCAACTGATTAACACTTACTGTTTCTCTCTTAACTAACACTTTTCTTCGTTATTATGTCTAAGTCCCTGATGCTTTCGATGCTGGCACAAGGTAACACTGGCACTGAGATTCTGTCCATTCTCGATGTTATCGTGAGTGACAATGTGAGCGGTTATGATTACATCGAGTCGCCTATGATTGAGAGTGCCCTTGGTATTCCTACTCTGGAGGAAATCGCGTTCTGATGTATAATGAGAGTGCTGCGGTGATTGACACTGTGGCACTCTTATGTTATGATGGTTGATATAGGTGAAACGGCAGTGATTTGCCGCCGTTCGTTTATATCGCCGCGCGGCGTTGCGTATATAAGAATTCGGGTCCTTCCCAACCTACAGAGGTGACAAATCGACCTCTAAATATCAAACTCATAAAAATTTTCCGGAGACAAATGAGACCCACAAAAGGACGCAGAACTCCCTACTGGAACTTTTATAGAGCAGTTCTTGCAGGGGCTACCCAAAACAAACATTCAGGGTTATCGGAGTCCCTCTTGGAATACTGATAGCAATCATATATAATGCGTTAACAAAATGAGAGGAACTCAAAAAAATCCGGAGAATTTTTTTATGCCCCAGAAGATTTATCATATTTACGCAAAGGATAAGTGTTTATTCCATTCCGTGAAAGAGGAAGATTTTCAAATAACTTGGAATACACTGAATCAACTTGTAGGACTAATGCACACTGACTATTGTGTTGAGGATCTGTCATATGAAGAACTGACAATTAGCAAAGAATTATGTCTAAACTCATCACATTGACAAGGCATATATAGACTGTTAAAATTGAATTGAAAATTGTTGGAGGATTGAACGTTGGCAAAGGGTTTCACAGTAAAAGCAGCAGCACCAAAACCCACAGAGAAGGAGTGGGATTATGATGCTATCAAAGAAAGAATGAAAGGAAAGAGCATTGTCTTTTGTTTACCTGGAAGGGGGTGCTCGTTTATTTTCCTCAAAGCATTTGTACAACTTTGTTTTGATCTTGTACAAAATGGAATGAGTATTCAAATCTCTCAAGATTACTCATCAATGGTTAACTTTGCACGTTGTAAGGTACTTGGAGCAAATGTTCTCAGAGGTCCGAAGCAAATTCCTTGGGATGGTAAACTAGAATATGATTATCAACTTTGGATTGACTCGGATATTGTCTTTAACACAGAAAAGTTCTGGCAACTCTGTGATATTGCACTGAATGAGAAGGGTGAAGAAAAGGAAATCGTTGCAGGTTGGTATGCCACAGAAGATGGGCACACAACCTCAGTAGCACACTGGTTAGAGGAAGATGACTTCCGTAAAAATGGTGGAGTAATGAATCATGAAACTGTTGAATCAATTTCAAAGCGTCGTAAACCATTCACTGTTGATTATACAGGTTTTGGTTGGGTTTTGATTAAGAAAGGAGTATTTGAGAACCTTGAATATCCATGGTTTGCTCCTAAGATGCAAGTCTTTGAGTCTGGTGCAGTTCAAGATATGTGTGGGGAAGATGTTTCCTTCTGTCTTGATGCAAAAGAGGAGGGATTTGATATCTGGTGCGATCCTCGCATTCGCGTGGGGCATGAGAAAACTCGCGTAATTTGACAAGTAAAACATTATTAAAAGGAGACTAATTAAATGGCTAAAGGCGGATCAAACAAACTTACATTTGAGCCAGGAGCACCTAAGAAAACTCGCCAAGGACGTTCTTCTCGCACTCTTTTAAGTGCTACAAGTCGTAATGGTCGTAAAAAGAAGTATCGGGGTCAAGGTAAATAATTACAAATGCTCCAATTAAATCCTCAAATCCCAGTTTTTACTCCTAAAGGTAAAGGCTGGGCATTTTTTTTAATAGATCGATCTCAAGAACATGATTTAGAATGGGTCGTGTTCCT